TGTCTCGCGAGTGATGATCGCGTCGTGCTCACCGGGATAACTCTGCCCCTTGTGCACCGCCTCACCGATATAGACCGGGTTGTTCAGCATCCGGTAGATGAACTTCTTGTCGATCAGGTGACCACGTGGCGAGACAATGCCGCGTGCTGCCAGTTCGCGTGCCAGCACCGTGGCGGAGCCGATCTCGATAAAACGGTCAAAGACCCAGCGGACCTGCGCGGCATCTTTGTCTTGAACGATCAGCTTGCGGTCCTTCACCACGTAACCGAGCGGAGGCACGCCACCCATCCAGATGCCTTTTCGACGCGAGGCGGCAAACTTGTCCCTGATCCGCTCACCGGTGACCTCGCGTTCAAACTGCGCAAACGACAGCAGGATGTTCAGCGTCAGCCGTCCCATCGACGTGGTGGTGTTGAAGCTCTGCGTCACCGAGACAAAGGTGACTTGGTTGCGGTCAAAGACTTCCACCAGTTTTGAGAAGTCCATCAGTGAGCGGGATAGGCGGTCGATCTTGTAGCAGACGATGACATCAACCAGCCCGTCTTCGATATCGCCAAGCAACCGTTGCAGGCCGGGCCGCTCGAGCGTACCGCCAGAGATCCCGCCATCATCGTAGTGGTCCCGGACCAGCACCCAGCCTTCCGAGCGCTGGCTGGCGATGTAGGACTCGCAGGCTTCACGTTGGGCGTCGAGGCTGTTGAACTCCAGTTCCAAGCCTTCCTCGGAGGACTTGCGGGTGTAGACCGCGCAGCGCAGCTTGCGGACCAGTTGCTCCGATTTGACCGGCGCGTTCATGTCCGGCCCCGATGGTTCTTCAGCCCAAAGAACACCAGCCCGTTCCACCGTGTGCCGGTGATGGCCCGTGCAATGGCGGACAGCGACTGATACGGTCGACCCTGCCATTCGAAGCCGTCGCCGGTGACGGTGACGAGATACTCGACACCCTGATACTCGCGGATCAGCCGAGTGCCGGTGATCAGGCGGTCGCGATCCGCACGTAGGCGACGCTTTGTCTCGCCACCGTCCAACTCCTCGCCCAGCCGTTCTAGTCGTTTGACCGTCTCACGCGTCAACCCGCCATAGGCCAGTTCCTGAATCCGGTAAGCCAACCGGCTCTCCAGATACTTCCGATTGAACACCGGCGGTTCAGCGTCAAACAACTCGCGCCACTGCTGCTTCAGTTCCGATGTCGGCGTCGTCTTCAACGCGGCAAGGCGGGTTGGGATGGGGTCAGGTTTACTCATGCAACTCTCCGTTTGTTGGAGTTGCATCACCGCTCTGACCAGTTGGAATGTGTAGCGAACTTTCTCCCGCGTCAGCAGATAGTTCGCTTGACTGCGCCAACCGCAGGACACCGCGCGCCAGGATCGCGCACAGTGCACGGCGACGTTCCAATGCGGACATCGCCGAGGGGGAGAGCGGATTGGGGAGTTTCATGCGGCCTCGGCACTCGCCAGGGGATCTCGGATAAGCGGTCGCAATCCCTGCCACCCACGCTCACGGCCTGTGCGGTACTGAATGTAGCCCCGCGTGCGGAGTTCCTCGCCCAATGCACGCTGTGTCCCCACCGGATATCCTCGCGCATCGGCCCATTCACTCCAAGCCTTATAAAGCTGCAGCGACGGCGCTCTGAACTGTGGTCCGGTCGCGCAGCATTCTTCGATCCATTGACCGACGATATCCTCGTCCTGGAAGTACCCAACCGCTGCCGACAACACGGTCTCAGGTGGTGCCAAACCAATCCTTTGCCACTGCGCGCAGCCTTTCAGCGCCCAAGCAAATATACCGTTGCGCTCGTTAAGCAGCGTTTGAAGCAGGTCCTTGTCACGTTGCTCCGGCGGGATGGTGACGTTGAACGGTATCAGATGAAGCCGACGTTTCATGGCCTCACCAACGCCGACCAAGCGCGGCCTGGCATTTCCGGCGACGACAATCTTGAAGCTCGGCTGCACCTCGAAAAAGTCTTTGTAAAGGAACCTGACGCTGAGCTTGTCACCACCGGTGATTGCCTTGATGCGGCTCTCAGCCCACGGCTTTCCGGCTTCCGTTTCGGTGACAAACACGGCCCGCGCGCTGGCAATCCCTGCGAGATCGGTGGGGTGTTTGTCCCCATAGACAGATGCAAAGGTACCAAGTGGCGCGGACGCTGCGTAATCACCCAAGATTGCAGTCAGAACGGAGATGAAGATGCTCTTGCCGTTCGCACCGCTGCCTTGAAGGAAGAAGAACACCTGTTCCTTCATCGATCCCGTCAGGCAGTAGCCCGCCACGCGTTGCAGGTAAGCGACCATTTCCGCATCGTCGCCTGTAACTTCCATCAGGAAGCGGTCCCAACGCGGGCATTCTCCGCCGGGCGACGCACCTGCCATGCGTGTAACAAGGTCGGCCGGTGCGGCCTCGCGCAGATACCCCGTCTCAAGATCAAGCAGCCCGCTTGGCGTATTGATCACCATGTCACCGCGATCCCAGACAGTAGCGGCCTCTGCCATGCGCGGGTCTGATCGGGCAATCTTCTCGACGGACCGATAGAGTTTCTCACTGCAGAGGCGGCGTGACATCGTCCTGTCGTCAATCATCGCGGCCGCAGCCCGCGCCATTCGGCGAACCAGTTCCAGTGTTTTGGCAGTTTCGTCCGCGACCCAGACTTTGCCGTTCCACCTCATCCAGCGTCCGCGCGCCGCGACAAATCTCAAGCGGTTGCGATAGCGCGCCGCAAAGCGGTCTGCGATGTCGTCTTCGCTGAACGGCTCCGGCGGACTCGGTGGCACATAAGACCCATGATCGTCTCCGTCGCTCGAGGTGCCGTCATTTGGAGTGTCGTCAAGGTCCACCTCGGGCATCGGGCCGTGTTTCTCAATGTCGCGTTTGAGAATTGCATCAAAGCTCTCGCGCAGCCGCGCCTCATCCCAAGGCGGCGAAATGTTTGCAGCGTTGTGTTCGAGGACGTGCAGCCAAGCCTCGCTCAGACTTATCCGACCGCTGCGCGCAAGATTAATCCAATGACCGCAAACTTTGCCGATCGCCTGAAACCGTGTGACTTCATCGACACCCCCCTCATGTATCGTCTTGATCTGTAGATCCGCGACGCGCGGTCCCTTCCGACGCTTGATCCCAGTGTCAATCTGGGGAACACCCGGAAGCTGCGGCATTTCGGAAGCGGCTTTGCACAGGGCTCCGAGGGCATAGGCCGTATCTGATTGAGCAATGATCCGCACCAACCGGCGGACGCCGCCCTTGCCGTAAATCGAGCCTGCCAGCCGGATCGGCTGATGAGCACTGGCGAAACTGGGATCGCCGCCAACCTTGGCCGCCAAATCGCCCCGGAGTGCGCAGAGCCGGACGAGGTCCTCACCTGCAGCAACCTCGTTCAGTCGCCAGTAGAGATGCAGCCGTTCCTGACCGTCGTCAGTCAAACCGCCGGAAGCAATGACAAGGGTCGGCTCTCCCAGATACGCCTCAAGAAGTCTGCGCGCGGCAGCGATGTCCCCCGAGTCGAGATCGACGAGCACTGTCGCGATTTGCACGATATCTTCAGCTTTGGCGCGGCCTGAGTTGGCTACGGTGCCTGGAACGACAAAACAGGCAAGCCGACGTTCGGCAGCTTTCTCAGCGTGCCCAACAACGCGGTCGATGAAATCCTTCTGACATGGCACAAATGGGTTAAATCCCCTTGCGTCAATGCCGTTCTTCTCCTTCAGAACACGGACAGGCACAAAGCCCGCGCATCCGCCGAACAACACCTCGAGATGTTGGCGGATCATCTCCTGATTAGGCTGCGGGTGTGTGGACTGCCCAGTCATGGTGCAGCCTCCAGCGCCATCTTCAAGGCTTCGAAAGTCTCGATGGTAATTCGGTCGTAGAGAACCTTTCGGCCGATCCGGACAGAACGAGGTAAGGTCCCGGCGGTCCGCCAACGCTGGATCGTGCGTCGCGACACTTGCCAGCGCAGCGCGAGGTCGGCCTCGCCGAAAAATGCGGATGAGGTTTCGTGTTGATTTTCGCGTTCGACTGCCATTCGAAGTCCCTCATGCAGCGCATTTGGTCTGCATGGCGACGATACGAAAACACGGAAAATGTCTCACCAAAGGCAGCGTGACAAACACGACTATAGCGTGACAAGCTTGATCTGTGCCGACCCTGAAAAACCACCCTGTCAACAGCGTTTAGCGTGACAAGATCAACTTGAGCGTGACACGCGATGCAAGAGCTAGGCCTTAATGCTCAGATCCATCCCAGTTTATGACCTCAGCTTCGGGGTCGATTCGATACGCTCGCGCCGCTGATTGAATGAGGATCGGCTCTGCCGGTTGTTCACCTTCAAGAGCTTCATAGAACTGCGCCAAATCTTCTCTGAGGCGCTTAATCCTCTGCCGCGCATTTTCCTTAGATGTCACCAGCAATTCCGCCATTGTGGCCCCTGGCGTGTACTTGAAATCGAGAGGATCTCGCTTCAGGGCTTGGTCTTGCAGAAGTCGGGGGATGAGAACCGGCACCGGAGTGGCGTTGATCCCGGCTACTTCGCCCAGATTTTTCACTGTTAGAAGTGAATTTGCTCCAGATCCGCTCACGGAAACTTGGAGAGGAAATATCGAACCCTCAGTATCAAGCGAGGGTTCAAGCGCGGTTTCAGGCTTGCGCAGGTCGACTGCCAGGGTTGGGAGCGCATTTTTTTGGGCAACGATCCCACGAAGGAGCGATGTCTCTGGCAAACTCGCATCGAGAATGCGGCTGCTATTAGCAGAGATCGCATGTTCCAGAACCGCTGCGACGGCCGTTCCTTGCCTGCGGTGCAATTCGATCAGATCTTGGAAAGCCTTCCAACTCGGTCGATCGTCGATTCCCTCCACCAACCGGGATAGGTGCGGACCAAATCGTGCGAAGAATTCTCCGTTGGATAGCGCCGCCATGCTCAGGCCGTGCTTCACCCAATCTAACGCAAGCAACCGCGAACGATCTGTCAGCCTTTCGCCAGTGAGGACATCCGCCTCATACATGTCGGCGTCTTCTTCGCCTGCCAGTCCCGCCGCTAGCACTCCAAACCGCCGGTCCATACATTGACTGCATGCACTGCAATGGGGTTGCATCAGCGTCTGCTGTATCACATGGCTACAACTGACGCTCCATTTGATGAGATCTGCACTACCCGCCTTGTTCAGGGTCTCAATGACTTCGGCTTTGGTCTTCCATAAATAGGGGTTGGTAAGCGCCCCTTCACCCGGCGCAACGAGATGGAGCAACTGTGCGAGCAGCTTGATGCTTCTCGGGTGGGTCGTGCGGCTCGCCATTGTCCCAACGACTTGAGATGAAATCGGTAAGTTCGAACTGACAATCCCATTCTCGAAGAAGTGGATGTCCTTGGCCCTTGTGTATCCTGCCCCAACAACCCCCAGCGCGGAAAAGAGCAGTGAGCGGGAGCGTTGCGTGGATTCTTTCGCTTGCAGGCCGTGCAGGCGGGCAGTGACGGGAAGCCAGATGACACGTCCGGGAAAACGTTCGCGGAGTATTTCTGCCAAATGCTCAGGATATTTCAATCGCTTTGTCGCAGAGAAGTGGGTTACTAGGAACAACCGCTTAGATGTATTGGTCAAGAGTTCAATTGTTCCAGCGAGAGAATCCAACCCACCCGAAAATAGGACGACACAATCGGCTTCAGGTTCGGCTTCGGGGACTAGAGAAAATAACGAGACCTGCCGGAAGATTTCTTCTTCATTCTTAGTGAACTCGAAACTGACGGTGTCTTCACAAAGAAACTCTACCGCATCGGTCAAAGCGGCTCTGACCGCAGCCTGCGACCAGAACTCCGGATCTCGCACTGGAATTTTGAACTTGAGATTCCGACGCCAGTTTTGTCCAAAATCTGCCCGAACGGCTCCACCGCGCGTGAACTGGCAGTCCGCGGCAAAGACGGTTGAGGCTATATCGAGGAAGTCGAATTGGCGTGGAGATGCCCGTCGAAGAAAGTATTGCTCCAACTTCTCAAACTTGAGGTCAAAGTTCGGATTATCGCCTCGCAGCCGGACGTCGAGCTGCTTTGCAGGTTTTCCGTTAGCTTTGAACTGGGTGACGCGTGCCTCAAACATCGTCGGCCCGCTTGCGCTTGAGTTCTTCGGTGATCTTTTTAAACGCGACACCGGCAAAGACACGCGCCCGCTCGGGGGTTATGGTGCCGTCCCGAAAGATCGTCTTCCCGTACCAGCCACCAGCAAATTCCTTGATGATCCGCGTGGCCTCACCGCAATAGGTTTGCAGCGAAGCATCAAAGGCCGCGCGTTGTTCTAGCGAACTGAAGCGTTTGTCGGCACCAACTTGCGCTGAGAGCGTCCGGTCGAGCCAATACGAAAGCGTTTCGCGAACGAGCGATCCAAAGAATGTCCGCGCCAGCCGTGAGAACTCGTCGCTGCGCGTGAATGTTGCCGTCTGCGATTTGAGTTCCGCGGGGATCGGGTCGAACAGGCTCGGCAGCTTGGCTCCGATTTCTGCCGAAAGTGTGCCGACAAGAACGCGGGTCGCAAGTTCACTGAAGTCGTTGGTGCCGCTTGTGGTCTTTGAGAACTGGTCGAGATGCCGGGTTGTTGCAGAAACGAGGTCTGACAGGCTCGGCTCCGCTGGAACATCGATACCATTCTCACGTAACGCCGCGATAAAGTCGTTCTGTTTCGCTGCCTGAGGGATCAGCCCAAGCAGACGAACGGCTTCGATAAAGGTTGGGTTGGTCGGTGCCGATAAAAAATCGTTCTCAGCTGCATCCGCCGCCGCTGCAGCGATTGCGACGTCTGTCCCCGCGTTTGAAATCAGATCAGCAACTGCCCGCCACTTCTTTGAAGATGGCAGTCGCCCCAAGTGAATATGTCCCACGCCTGCCCATCTCAAAAATGTGCTTCCGAGACAAAGACAACCTCAGAGTGAGCGAGTCAAGCAAGCCAGCTATGACAGATGTGACACAAGTGACGCGGCTTTCAGAATCCCTGCTCACACGCGCGCGTGTGAGGGAAGTTCTATTTTATCTGTCACATGTGTCACTTGCGTCATTCAGACAGCCGTTCCGCGAGGGTTCGAAACTGAATGCCACATCGCTGCGCAATCTACCCGTGGCGCGGATGTCATCGAAACTGCATGATTGTCATTAATTGTCATTCTTATCAACATCTTGCGCCTCTGATATACTGCCCATAACCGCCCGGACAGGCCAGCGATCTGTTGGACCGGGGGGGTCGGAGGCCCGCATGGTGAAGGCGACACATCGAAGCGCGACAGTAGCAGGCGACGCCGCCGCCGCGCCTTTGGCGCTGACCTATCGCCCGGTTGCAGCACTGGTGCCTTATGCGCGGAATGCCAGAACGCACTCCCCGGCGCAGATCGCGCTGATTGCCGCATCGATCCGTGAGTTCGGCTTCACCAATCCAGTGCTGGTTGATGGTGCCAATGGCATCATTGCTGGCCACGGCCGGGTGCTGGCGGCACAGACATTGGGGATGACCGCGGTGCCGGTGATCGAACTGGCGCATTTGAGCGAGCGCCAGAAGCGGGCGTACATTCTGGCCGATAACAAGCTGGCGGAACAAGCAGGCTGGGACAAAGACTTGCTGGCACTGGAACTGGGTGATCTGGCAGATCTCGATATTGATCTCACTAGTCTTGGGTTTGATCCACGCGAGCTCGATCAGCTGCTGAACGCCGCGGTACCCGATCCGCGTGAGGAAGAGACGCCCGCGCCCCCTGCCCGACCGGTGTCGCGGCTTGGTGATCTCTGGCAATTGGGGTCCCATCGCCTGATCTGTGGCGATGCAACTGACGCTGGGACGGTGTCCCGCTTGCTCGGTGGCGTGCGGCCACATTTGCTCGTGACTGATCCGCCGTTCGGCGTGAACTATGATCCGGCATGGAGGAATCGCGCAGGTCTGTCCGAGACCAAACGCACCGGCAAGGTGTTAAACGACGATCAGGCAGACTGGCGCGCCGCTTGGGCGCTGTTTCCCGGTGATGTGGCTTATGTCTGGCACGGGGCGCTGCATGGCACCACGGTTGCGGCCAGCCTTGCCGCCTGCGGCTTTGACATCCGCGCCCAGGTGATCTGGGCCAAGGAGCGTTTGGTCCTGTCGCGGGGTGACTACCACTGGCAACACGAGCCCTGCTTTTACGCGGTGCGGCAGAAGGCCAAAGGCCATTGGAGTGGGGATCGCAAGCAGACGACGCTCTGGAGCATCCCCTCGCGCGATCAGGATGCCAAGACCGTGCATGGCACGCAGAAGCCGGTGGAGTGTATGCGCCGCCCGATGCTGAACAACTCCGCCCCCGGCCAGGCGGTCTACGAACCGTTCTGCGGATCGGGGAGCTCGATCATTGCCGCCGAGACCATCGGAAGGGTCTGCTTCGCGGTTGAACTCGACCCGGCTTACGTTGATGTCGCGGTGCTGCGCTGGCAGGCGTTTACCGGCGCGGTGGCGGTTCTCGACGGTGATGGCCGCAGCATTGGTGAGATCGCAGCTGAGCGGCTGGCGGACGTGAACCAGCCTGTCGCCGCTTCCGTCAGTCCAGAGGCTGCGTGATGGGACGGCGCGCGCTCAAGCTGACCATCTCCCAGATGGGTGAGGTGGAGACCTTGGCAGCGGTGCTGACGGCGGACCAAGTTGCAGATTACTTTGGCATTGGTCGCACGACGTTCTTCAACATGATTGCGCGCGATCCCGAGATTGCTGAACGGTACAAAAAGGGGAAAGCCCGTGCGATTGGCTCGATTGCGCAAGGTCTGATCCAGAAAGCCCGGGCCGGTGATACCGCCTCAATGATCTTCTACCTCAAGACCCAGGGCGGTTGGCGGGAACGCGGCGAGTTTGACCCAAACCTACCCGGCGAAGAAACAGGCCTGCAGCCCATCCAGCTTGTGCGGCGGATCGTGGAGGTCGTCGACCGGGTGGTGGAACCGCCGCTGCCCCAACCCGTGCCATGGTATGAAGCTCCAGAGGACGAGGCCAGATGAGCCAGTCCCGCACCCTGTCGCTGGTTGAAGCGGTGAGCAATGTTGTTGTGGGCTATGTCCTCGCTGTGGCCACGCAGATCGTGCTCTTCCCGCTGTTCGGTTTTGTGCCGAACCTTGGCCAGAACCTGCGGATCGGGCTGGCCTTTACGCTGGTCTCACTGGCACGGAGTTATGTGCTGCGCCGACTCTTCGAGCGGTTTGCACGATGAAACCCGGTCGTCATCCCAAACCAACGGCGGTCCGTCGTGCTGACGGCAACCCCGGCAATCGCGGCTACAATCCCGATGAGCCAGTGATCCCGCCCGGCATGCCGGAGTGCCCGCCGCATCTCTCAGAGACCGCGCGCATCGAGTGGGACCGCATCATTGGCGATCTGCATGCAGCGGGGATCGCGACCACTAACGACCGCGCGGTGCTTGCGGCCTATTGCCAGGCCTGGGGACGCTGGGTTGAGGCCGAAGAGAAGCTGTCCGAAAGCGCCACCCTGTTCAAAACGCCGTCAGGCTACATTCAGCAATCGCCGTGGCTCACCGTCGCCAACAAACAATTGGAACTGATGAGCCGGTTCATGAACGAGCTTGGCATTACGCCGTCATCGCGTGCCCGCGTGGTGGCCAACCTCGGCGCAAGTGAGCCTGCCAATCCACCGATGGTGTTCCGGGTGCTCTATGAGGCCAAAGACGGCACCTATCACGACCAGAAAGGCAACCCGGTCACCGACACCGACAATGCAGTGCTGATCACCGGGCCCGACCGCGATCTTTGACTACACTTCCCGTCAAGACCATGGCTGTACAGACCTGCGAAACGAACGTTTGGCAGATGTGGACAGGGGGCGAGAGCATGGGAAGCGAAGCGGATACTGAGGTGGCAAGCGCCGTGCATGACGGCAAACCGGGGGGCAGAACCAGACCGGCCAACGCACGGACAGTTGACCGTGGTCCACCCCCTTCTCTACCTGCCAACGGCCGTCGCGGCGCGGTTGGGGCCGGTGTGTCACCAGCGACACGCTTTGTGGCCTACGAGCGGGTCTCAACCGCGCGGCAGGGTCTCTCTGGATTGGGGCTTGAGGCGCAGCGGCAGATGATCGATCAGTTTGCACTCTCCCGCAGCGCTGCCGTGCTGGCGCGCTTCACCGAGGTTGAGAGTGGAAAGCACCCGGATCGCCCGGAACTGGCCAGAGCCCTGCATCTCGCCAAGGTCACCGGCTCCACCCTGATCATCGCCAAGCTCGACCGCCTCAGCCGCAATGCGGCCTTCCTGCTGACGCTGCGGGACTCAGGCGTGCGCTTCCTTGCCGTCGACATGCCCGAGGCCAATGATCTGACTGTTGGCATTATGGCACTGGTCGCGCAGGCCGAACGTGAAGCGATCTCGCGGCGCACGAAAGAGGCCCTCGCAGTGGCCAAGGCGCGGGGTGTGAAACTGGGCAATCCCAATGGCGCTGCCGCCCTGTTGCGGTCACCGGACAAGGGCAAGGCGTTGCGGCGGACTGTCTCAGCCAATGCAACGCGGCACGCCGCGGACCTCGCACCCGTCATCGCCGATATCCGCGCGCAGGGGCATGTGTCACTCCGCGCGATTGCCGCAGAGCTGACAGCGCGAGGCATGATGACACGGCGCGGTGGGGTCTGGGGCGTCGGGAATGTGAAAGCGTTGCTGGAAAGGGTGAAACCGACCTGATGCAATTCAGCGTCAAAGTCGAGCATTGCCACCAACCGAGGCGCAGTCTGCTGCAGTCATTGACGTGATTAAGCGGAGCACCTACCTGCTCTTTAGATCTTAGATGCAGTTTTCCCTGCTGTCCCGGCGAGCCATTTGTTTGGAGGTGCGATCTTGTCAGATCCAGATTTGGAACCAATTCACGAAATGAGTCCCGAGCTTTGGGCGATCGAGCGTCACTACATGGCGTTCGCAGGCTTCGACGATCTGACCTGCTCACTCACTGGAGTAGACCAGGATGGGCAGCTCTTTCTGCCAACCGCTGAATACATTTCAAACGCCTTTAATCTGTTGGAAACGGGTCTGGAACTGCCCCGGTCCAGCCTTGTCGCGAACCAGGAAGAATTTGTTGCTGCCTTGAACGCGGACGCTGATCAACAAGCCGCGTTGTTGCAGGTCGCGCTTGATCGATTGGTCGGGCGATTGGGTTTCACGCCTCAGGCCCCACAGGTGATTGGGACTATCAAACTGGCTGAGCCTAGTTGAGCGCCGCTTAACTTCAGTGGAAATCCCTGCTCGGAAACAGCTTCTTGGCCTGTTCGCGCGGATGGCGTACTGATGATCTGACACTTCCACCGGTCGGGCGTTTTGTCTCGTCAGCTCGACCGTCATTGGTTTCGATGATCACCGGGCGGCCCAAGGTTGCAAGCAGTGGCGAAACGTCTTCGACGCGCTCCGCAATCAGGTGAGTCACCGGACCGTCGCGCTCGATGCGCCCGGTCACCCGCACAAGGCGCCCCGCAATGACAGCCTTCCGAAACGTCTCATAGACGGTTTTCCAAACCACGACATTGGAAACGCCGGTTTCATCCTCCAAGGTCAGAAAGATCACGCCGGACGCCGTTCCGGGCCGCTGACGGGTGATCACGAGTCCAGTGACGATAACCCGTCCGTTGGCCTGCGCCAGACGATGATTTGGCAGGCTTTCGGGCAGCCGGGGCCGCAGCAGTTCCATCGGGTGGGCGCGCAGCGAAAGCCTGATGGACAAGTAGTCCTCGATGACTTCCTGCCCCAATGTCATCTGCGGCAACGTAACAACCGGCTCCCTTCCGCCTTCTCCATCGGTCCCGAAGAGCGGCAGCGGAGCGGGTGCCATCAGTGCCCTTGCCGCCCACAACGCATCGCGGCGCGTCAGGCCGAGAGCCGCAAAGGCGTCGGCTTCCGCCAGTCGTTCCAGCGCGGCAGGATTGACACCGGCGCGTCGCCAAAGGCTCTCGACGTCGGGGTAGCCATTGCCGCGGGCCGCCACTATCCAGCCTGCATCCTCTTCCCGCATTCCTTTGATCTGACGAAACCCCAAACGCAGCGCCAACGCCCCGTCGGCACGGGTTTCAAGTGTGCAATCCCATGCCGAGTGATTGACTGAGATCGGACGGACTTCGACACCGTGATTTCGAGCATCGCGAACCAGTTGCGCCGGGGCATAAAACCCCATTGGCTGACTGTTCAGCAACGCGCATGTAAAAACTGCCTGATGATGGCACTTGAGCCAAGCCGAAATATAGACCAGTCGCGCAAAACTGGCTGCATGGCTTTCGGGAAAACCATAACTGCCGAAGCCTTCGATTTGTGCAAAGCAGCGGACCGCGAAGTCTGCGTCATAACCCCGTGCGAGCATGCCCGAGACAAAGCGATCCCGGAACGAGCCAATCGTTCCCATACGCTTGAAGGTCGCCAAGGAGCGGCGCAGCCGGTCGGCTTCTGACGGCGTGAAGCCTGCTGCGACGACGGCGATCTGCATCGCCTGTTCCTGAAACAGTGGCACGCCGTAGGTGCGGCCCAGAACCTCCATCAAGACCGGACCCAAGTCTTCAATCGGTTCGCGTCCCATGCGCCGGTTGATGAACGGATGAACCATGCCACCCTGGATCGGGCCGGGACGAACAATCGCAACTTCACAGACCAGATCATAGAAGACCCGTGGTCGCATCCGGGGCAGGAAGTTCAATTGCGCGCGACTTTCCACCTGAAACACACCAATCGCATCCGCCCGACAGAGCATGTCATAGATCGGCGGGTCTTCCGGCGGGACATTGGCGAGCGTCAGCTTGTGGCCTCCGTAGTCGCCCAGCAATTTGAAGGCCTTGCGGATGCAGGTCAGCATCCCCAAGGCGAGAATATCGACCTTCAGCAGACCCAGCGCGTCGATATCATCCTTGTCCCATTCGATAATCGTGCGGTCGTCCATTGCGGCATTCTCGATGGGACAGAGTTCGTCGAGACGACCTTTGGTGATGACAAAGCCACCGACATGCTGCGACAAATGCCGGGGAAACCCCACGATCTCACCGATCAATTGGGCGGCCAAGGCAAGGCGGCTGTCGCTTGGATCAAGGCCCGCATCGCGCATGCGGTCCGCGCCGGGTGCATTTGATGACCAGCCCCAGATTTGCCCTGACAGACGTGCTACAACGTCTTGTGACAGACCCATGACCTTGCCAACTTCGCGAATGGCGGCACGGGAGCGGAAATGGATGACCGTGGCTGTCAGGCCCGCGCGTTCGCGACCATAGCGCGCGTAAATCCATTGGATGATCTCTTCGCGGCGTTCATGCTCGAAATCAACATCGATGTCTGGTGGCTCGCCGCGTTCCTTGGAAATGAAGCGCTCGAAGATCAGCGTGATGCTCTCGGGCGGCACTTCGGTGATGCCAAGCAGGTAACAAACAACCGAATTGGCAGCCGAGCCGCGTCCCTGACAGAGGATGCCTTTCGAGCGGGCAAATTGAACAATGTCAAAGACCGTCAGGAAGTAGGAGGCGTATTCCACCTCCGCAATCAGCGTCAGTTCTTTTTCCACCCGGTGAACGATCTTCGGTGGCGGCCCGTCAGGATAGCGCCAGCGCAGTCCTTCGCGGCTCAGCCGTTCCAAGCGGTCTTGTGCAGGCTCACTACTCTGGCCTTCATCAGGATATTGATAGCGCAGGTCGCTCAGGCGAAAGGCGCAGCGATCAGCGATTTCGATTGTGCGACGAAGTGCGGCAGGATGGCGGTGAAACAGGCGCGCCATCTCAGCACCTGACTTCAGACGGCGCTCCCCATTGGGAAGCCGTCTGGTGCCGATGTTATCGATGGTGCAGCCGTCCCGCATGCAGGTCAGCACATCTGCCAATGGCCGCCGTGACGAGCGGTGCATCAGAACGTCACCCACAGCCACCATTGGTAGGTTGGCCCCCTGCGCCAGATTGGCCAAGCGGTCGAGCCTGGTTTGGTCACACCCGTCGTAACGCGGGGCAGCACCGAGAAAACACTGGCCTGGAAAGTTGCGGGCCACGCGCAGCAGATCGGCGCGGGACGTCTTTGAATCGGGGTTTTCTAAAGGATCAGGCGGCAGGGCGATCAGGAGCATGCCCTTGCCCCATTCAATCAGGTCGGCCTGATGCAAATAGCAATCGCCTTTCGGTGCCCTTCGTTTGCCAAGCGAGAGCAGCCGCGTCAGACGTGACCACGCAGCAAGATCGCTCGGCAAGGCCAACCACTCAACAGCACTATCGGTCAGCACCAGCCGCGACCCGGCGATCAGCTTAGGAAGTGGCATATCGGTCAGAACTGGCGTTTCGGTATCGCCAGTGAAATGCGGCACGGTCTGACGGCTCGAATGACCGGTCACGCGCTGCGAGCGCACCTTGGGACCGTCCTGCGCAAGGGTAACTGAGGCACGGGCATCCTCTTGCAGCCGCGCCAATTCCTTCAGAGCGGAAAACGCCCGGACCACACCGGCGACGGAATTCCGGTCGGTGACCGCAATGGCTGTGAGGCCAAGTTCGGCGGCGCGGGTGACCAGTTCTTCCGGATGTGACGCGCCGGTCAGGAAGGTGAAATTCGAGGTCACGCAAAGTTCGGCATAAGCGGTCATGCAAACTCTCCCTGCACGTACCACTGCGGCCCTGTTTCGGCCTGCGGCGTCACAAACAGCCAGAGACGTGGACCTTCCTGCGTCTCAATGCGCCAGTAGTCCCGCAAGCCGCTCCGCCAATTCGGATCGTCAAACCACCATTCCGGAGAAATCCGCTCGGGTCCATTCGCGCGGAGCGTGGTGAATCGCATCCGTCGCCAGCGAAAGCTCGCCGGTGGCATGCCGGAGACCGATGTGGCCATTTCAGCGGGAAACAGCGTCATCGGACGGCGCGGCGGTGGGCGTTTGGGCCGGGCCTGCGGAGATGAATAGGCGGCTGGGGCCAACAGAAAGCTGCGCTCCGGAATCAAACTCTCTGCAGGCAACAGCCGCAGCACTCGATCAAACCCAATCCGATTGCCGATGGAGGAGAATAGATCAGCCAAGGCGTCGTCGGTGCGGGTCTGAGGGCCAATACCAACCTGCTCGGGAGCCAGGTCTTCGGTCAGCACCGCAGCCAGCCTGAGCGAGTCGATGCCATAGCCTGCATCGACCTCATCAACGCCTTTCGCAAACAGCGCGGCAATACGCTTTGGATCACGCATCGGTCGGGCGAGCCCGATTTCGATCTGAGCGCTGCCACGATCAACGCGTCCGAGTTCCAGCCGCACACGCCGCGCGCCGCGCCGATGCAAAGCCAGTGTTTCACACAGTCGCTCGAGCAATCGCATCAACCCGGCCATCACGTCCTCGCGTAGGCCAATCGGTTCCGGCAGCGTCATTCGTACCCCAAAGTGAGGCGGATCGCTTTCAGGGGCCACCGGTTCGGCCTGTGCGCCGAGCGCCTGATCAAGGCGCAGCATGAGTTCTGGGCCAAAGCGCTTGGCCAGCGGTGCACGTGGAACCGGGATCAGATCGGCAATCGTGGCCAGTCCCATCCGGGCCAAAGCCTGTGCCGTCTCGTGATCGACCCTGAGGGCCGTCACCGGAAGATGGCCGATGGCGTCCCGCAATCGCCCATCGGCAGCAATACCGCCGCCATGACGTGCCAAAGCATGCGCGCCACCGCGTGTCCCGGCAATCGCGCTCATCGCTGCCAGCCCGGCATGATCAAGCCGGGCCTGCAGATCGTCGCGCAGGGCCTCTTCGCCGCCGAAGAGATGTGGCACGCCGGAAATGTCCGCGAGCAGACCGTCCGCCCCATCGGTCGCAACCATTGGCGAATAACGGCTTGCCCATCGCCGCAGACTTGAGAGTGCCGCTGTCTCTTGGGCAAGGTCCGCCGGGCGGGTTGTGAGTTCGGGACAAATCGCCCGCGCATCGGCGAGTGCCATCCCTCGGCTCAGACCTCGTGCGATGGCGGTGGGGTTCACGCAATGCAGATGATCTGAATTGCCCGACCGCAGGCTCAGCGCAAAGGGTCCGTCAAGTGGACGTTTGCGGAGACTGACGTCGCTCGCCAGCCTCGGAAACCAAATTGAAAGCAGCCGACGTGCCATCCCAGTTTATAACCCAACTCCCGAGTGTTCCCCGTTTGTTCTTGGTAAGAGTCCAGCGCTGAAAAGTCGAGTCTGCCGTCGGGGCGGGCACAGTGTCACAAGCCCAGCGAGTCTCAGTCGCGTTGCTGCCATTGTCCTGATGGATCAACATCAGCCCCGTTGTGCGCCCCGCCTCAGCGGCAAGTTGCAGCCTTCGCCCGGCAGTCAGGGACAGGGATTTCTCCGGTTCGGCGATGACCAGCCCGACAGCCGCAGACCGCAGGGTTTCTTCGATGCACCACAGCAAATCACCTTCGCCAACCGGACGCAGCAATGTAACGCGCTCGCCGACCCCATTCGGAAGACCCATCAGCATCGGCAGTTCGTGGATGTGAGAGGGCACAATCCAGATAATTGGTCCCGCATGTTGCATTGCCTGAAACTGCGCGAAGGCGCGTCGCCCCCTGCCCGCCGCTTCATGCACGCGGGCAGCAGCCAAGGTCAGGGGATCAGCAGGGACCATCCTTGATCTGAGATCACGCAGCATCTTCGCGGCCACCTTCTTGGACAATCATCAATTCACCATCGGGCAAAGGCCGTTGCAATTCCAAAGCCTGGGCGATGGGCGCGGTCAACCAGCGCCGCCATTCGTCAGGCCGGGTCAGGATCACCGGCATTGCCTTGGGATGAATACGTTCCACCTCGCGATTGGGTTCGCAAGTCAGAAATCCGAAAAGTGTTGCGGTGACTTCGCCCTCCTTCACCTTCCGCACCGATGTCCATTCGGTCCAGATTCCGGCAAAACATGCCAATGGCCGGTCGTCGTCCAAGGCAAACCAGATCGGATGATTGCGTGGCGCACCCGCTCGCGTGTCAAACTCCGAAAAACTTGTAAACGGAACGAGGCAACGATGCTCAACTCGCAGCCAGTTCCGCCAATGCGGCGAAGCGGTATTGCGGATATTGGTCACACCCGGATCAGTGCGCTTTCCGACTAGAAATTGCGGCGGCGTTGGCATTCCCCAGCGCGCCATGCTCAGCTGCAGCGAGGTGTCCTTTCGCCGCAGGATCGGCGCGGAATAGTCAGGATAAATCCCTGGCAACAACGGCAAGTTGCCGGTCTCATCCAGATAGGGCGGATCGTCTTCGAGCAAATCGTCGAAAAGAGTCCGCATCGCGTCCTGGCTTTTGGTCTGGGAGTAGAGGTTGCACACAGCTGACAGATCCTTATTTCCCCGCAGGTTACTCAGTCATGTACCAATCTGGCAAAATATTCAGGAGTATCGCAGGTCGGGTGAGCGCCTGGGGTGACCTGGCCAGGGCCAAACGGCATGTCAATGAAGCATATTTTGACAACTGACCGATCTCTGTGTGAGCCATCTCAATGCTTGGTCAACGTGGCAGAACCCCAACTCAGCGAATAGCGTACTTTGATCTGCTCTGCTGTTGGTCTAAAGAACGCAAAACTTTCGAGGTCAAGGAAGGCGTTATCTCGCTTTGCCGGTTCTCCTTGCTCTGACGCTGCTTGCCAACTGTGCCGAGATGGTCAGCGGCACGACGGTGGTCAAGGGTGCCGGGCCGGACGAGCTTTTGAAGCTGCGTGCAGGGCCGGGGCTGGGCTACAAAGTGATCGTGGGCTTGCCAGATGGAACCCAACTGACGCGCCACAGCTGCGTGACGGAAGTGGGACAGCTTTGGTGCCAAGTCACATTGACTGCGTCGCCTCATCTCAAAGGTTACGTCTCTGCGGACTATCTCTCTGCGACCAGATAGCGATTATCTGTCACTAATGCCAGCAGTTGATCTGAGATATCTTGGGCATTTGAAGCGCGGGTCCTCACGCTGATGCTCGCGATTTGGAACGTGATCTGCAAAATCCTACAACCTGGCGCCGCCACATGCTGGCACCTAGCCAAGAGCGAAGTCGCTGGCGCGCCGACGCTGACCGAAATTAGGATCAGTTTCGGCCAAAATCACGTCAACCAGGGACGCAGTCTCTCGTCTCGACCAAGCTACGAGGCCAACCAGACCGCCGCACTTACAGAGTGGCGCAGCCTTCTCGCGGCCTGATACCAGACGGGATTGGGCAAACGGAGACTGGTTCGCATTCGTCTGACAGCACCCGCTAAATTCCAGGTAACTGCAATTTCGCGTAACCGCGCCGGGCCAGTGTCGCGTTTTTTTTGCAATTCTTCAGACCATGAGCAATCCGTTCGAAACCGGAGCGGAAAACAGTTGTGCAGCCGTCACCGCCGTTCCGTCATCGAATATGAAGTTTTCGATGACGTAATCATGCGACGAATTGAAGAAGTTCTTGACGATGACGTCCTCACCATTGGCCAAGCTCAAGTTCAGATCATTACCTGCGCTCCTGCTAAACTCGATATCGGCTTTAAGCAATCCGACAAAATTGAAGCTATCCGCTCCACCGTCACTGTAATAGTCGTTATCAGTGATCGTATACGAGCCGTCGCCTGATGTGTGGAAGTAGTGCTCTGTGCGTTCGGTCCCCAAGACCGCACCCGTGGCTTTCATGTCGGCAACCGATTTATCGCGGATTGCCTGCTGGTTCAGC